CCTGCCGTACCATCAAGTGCTGCGAGCTGCACCAAGATGCTGTCTACACTAGCTTGGGTTAAAGCTGCAGAAGTAATAACCACGTTACCCCCGCCATTACCTACGCGTCGTAATGATGAAGGTAGGGTAAAAGTGGTTAAAGCCGCTGTTCCGCTAATCAGTGAAATAACGCTACCTGAAGCGGTAGTAGCGCCAATTACCTTAATCATGGGTAGACTGACGCTAGTAAGGTTGCCCATATCAACGGGGGCAATGGTTTGCCCAATAACTTCCAGCTTGGGAAAACTAAGAGTCGTAAGTGCGCCTAATGTCCCAGGCGCTAAAGTGCCACCTATAAGCTGTAGTTCTGGCATGCTCAATGTAGTCAGCGAAGCCATAGTTGTCGGGGCAAAATTACCACCGACTACGGTTAGCACTGGGGCACTTAGTGTAGTAAGGCTACCCATCGTAGCAGGGCTAAAGTTACCAGTAACTGTTTCTAACTTGGGTATGCTGATGGTAGTCAGTGCTGCCATAACAGTAGGCGTGAATGCAGCTCCTGTTGCTGTCAACTCGGGTAGGCTGAGTGTAGTAAGCGCCGCCATACCAGTTGGCTGGAAATTCAAACAATGCTTTAACTTTGGCAGGCTTAGGGTAGTTAGAGCATTCATAGTGGAAAGTCCAAAATTGCCGCTTATCGTACTTAGCTCTGGGAAACTTATACTGGTTAAGGCAGTCCACCCATTAGGAGTTAGATTGGTTCCAAAAAATGCCAGCTTTGAGAATGTAAGACTTGTGAGTTCAGTATTACTTGTACCCATCAACATACTCTGTACGCTCTCTAGACCACTACCCACAGCCGGTGCATACGTATTAAAAGGCAAGACCACAAAAGGGGAAAGTAGAACGCCTGAGTACGTGTATGTCAGTGACGTTGTGGTTGATGGACCACTGGGACTCACTGGAGTTTGAGCTACCTTCCAGTTAGTTCCTGTACTGCTATAGATAAGCTCAACGCTTGCACCGGGGATATTGACAGATAGGCCATCGGCATCCCCTTCTACAGTCCTTCCGCCTGCTGCAGCCAGCAGCACAGCGTTGGTGCCACAACTATTGGTTACATCGAGTAAGCCTACCTTGTCACCATCTGCAGGAGCAGATGGAAGGGTCACCGTGAAAGCACCACCAGACGAGTTAACTCGCACTAAATCGTTAGCGACCGCTGTGTAAGTCGTGGTCTTAATACTCGTTGTAGCCAAAGCCGATGTCATTGGCACATCACCAGAACCAAGAAGGGAGGCGCCGCCGACTGTCTTGATGTTGGTTCCAGATACCAGAGCCTGCTGAACATCCGCATCCGACACCGCAGCATTGAGCTGGGCCAGCGTCATGGACACCGTGTTACTGGCGAGGTTGATAGTCTTGTTGGTCAGCGTGGCGGCAGTTGACGTGGTGACCGCAGTGGTGCTGGTACTGTACGCATTAGAGTAGGCACCAGTCGGGGGTGTAAAGTTGGCGGTATACCGGGCCACTCCCTTCGTGATGCGAACTTCGTCTATGTAGCCGTCGAGGTACCGTGAATTGTTGTCCTCACCGCGCCCAAGTGTTAGCTGCCGCGAACCAGGGGTGTTGACTGCAAAATTTGCAGGCACTGCAGACCCCTGCTGAACACCGTCAAGAAACAGTAGGAGGTTTCCAGCGGCCTTTACTAGCGCCAAGTGGCTCCACACGCCTGCGCTGAGCGCTGCTGTGGTTAATGCCTGGTAGCCGGTTGAGCCGTTATAAAACCCTGCTGCAACCTTTCCTGCAAATGCAACGCCGTACAGCCCGACAAAAAAGCCAACGTCAGCACCAACCGTTATCGTGGGGTTGCTGTAGGAAACCAAAATTTGGTCGGCTGAATTGTTATTCGGGTATACATGCAGCTCGACTGTGAAGTCGCCAGTGGACATGTCTAAATCAGCGCTAGACGGCGTGGTGATGTATTGGCTTGAGGCCGATACGAATCGCATCGAGGCTCCACCAAACTTGCTGGTAGTGGTGCTGATTTGTGCGCCATTAAACGCGGTTAAGGTCTTGGGCGTGGCTGAGTTGTCGGTGAAGGTAGTGCTGCCATTGGCACCGTCTCCATGCACCAACAGAGAGACGCCGCTGTAGCTTGGGTCCGCGTTGCTATTTGATTCGATGGGCTGGTATGCACCCAGTACTGCAGCCGTAGCCCGCAACTCAAACTTATCCCCCGCCAGCAGCGTCAGCCCCGTAGTCCCCTCCTGCGAGCGGATCACCGTCATCACATCGCCAGAGCGGGCGGTCACATCCACGATCTCAATGGCGCTGTCAGAGGCGCGAACCAGGGTGGCCCGGAAGGTGTCACCGCCCGATGGTGTCGGAAAGCGCGAGCCATGCCCGGTCGTAACCGTCATGGATGTCGCAGAGTCGCTGACACCCGATGCCAGCGCACTGGCTGCGTTGTTGGCGAGTAGAAAGGCCATTAGGTCTCCTTCACTTTCACCAAAATCTCAACCTGCTTAACGCGGGCAGGGCTACTGGCTGTGGTCAGTGTGCACGTCACTTTGTAGGTGACGCCGCTGGTGCCGCCAGATAGCCAAATCTTCACGATGCCCAAGGCCACGGTGGCTGCTGTCGGCTGGGTAATGCCGGTGTCGGTAGTCACCAGCACGGACGACGCGGTGTCGCTCAGGTCCGCCAGCCAGTCCACATAACTGATGTCGTAGTCCTGCACATCGGCGGGTTGCTTTTCAAATTTCTCTAGTGCCATTTAGACCTCTGTAATCAGTTCGTCCGACGGAACCCGTGCGTCATACGCACCGATAGGGACTGCACCCGCATGGGCTGTTATCTGGACCTGGGCTGCATACGCGCCCGCTGGGGTAGCACTTTGTCGAGCAGAAATAGGTACCAGCGCGTCATACAGACCCACAGGGACCGACGCACGCCATATCGCCTGGCTAGCCAACTCCTGGATTGCCGCCGCTGCCTCTGCGCTCTGTGCTTGCAGTGATGCGATGTACGCCGCGATCTGCAAGTTGAATGTCGCCTGCGCACCTTGCGCCTGACCTGCTTCGCCTGACGCGCCGACTACACGGTTTGTTGCGCTGGCGCTTTGTTGCGCTTGCGCTGTCGTACCAACGCCTGTCACACCGCGGCTCAGCGTTGCGCTGGAGCCTTGGCTGCTGCCGGATGTACCAGAGCTGCCGACTGACCTACTGGTCGTTGTCGCATTACCTTGCGCCTGGCTAGATGCCGCACTGGACCCCAGGCTTGCGCCGGTAGTGGCAGCGGACCCTTGGGCTTGGCTAGATGCTGCTGCGCTGGCAAGGGTTAAGCCTGTTGTCGCCTGAGCGCCTTGGGCTTGGCTATATGCAACTACCGCGCTTACTACCAACGTGGTAGTAGCGGCTGCGCCCTGTGCCTGCGATGTGGCTGTCGAACCTTGTTGCAGCAAGACCGATTCGGTGCTCTGCGCTTGCGCGGTCGAAAGGGTTGAACTCAGCGCGCGCCCTGTCGTAGCTGCCGATCCTTGAGCTTGACTGGACCCCGTGGAAGACGCAACGAAAAGAGCGGTTGTAGCTGCTGCTCCTTGTGCCTGGCTGGAGGTTGCTGTGCTGCTGACAGCCCGTGCCGTAGTTGCTGCAGAACCCTGAGCTTGCGCAGACGCCGCACTGAGTACGATACCGCCCGCAGCCGTGGTTCCCTGTGCCTGCGCCGACGAGGAAAGTGCACTGAGTGCACGATCTGTAGTTGCCGCTGCACCCTGCGCCTGACTGGATGCAACCGTGCTGCTTACTACGAGTCCCGTAGTACCCGCCGTTCCCTGCGCCTGACTGGACGCTACCGCCCCGCTAAGTGCTAACCCGGTGGTCGCCGCTGAACCTTGTGCCTGCTCTGAAGAAGCGGCAAGCGACAGCCCACCCTCGGAGCCATTAATCTCCGTGGTATTGAGCGCGCTGCCGTTCAGGAGCATGGCTTAGATGCCGCTGGTTGAGTTGCGAACGTCGTGTGTAAATGCGCTGGCGCTGACCGTAGTGCCGCTGGTGAAGGCGCCAATAATCATGTTGGACGACGATGTGCCGCACGAAATATCCATCACCACGGTCGTGCCGTCACTCTGGAGAATGCGGGCCCAGGTTGGTGTAATGGAAGCCACTGCGACACCCGAAGTAATGGCATTGGCCGTCAGCAGCCCGCTGGATGGCGCACCGAAGGCCGTAGCGCCGAACGTCAGAGTCACGCCGAGCACTTGCGCGCCCAAGGCAGTGTCTGCAGTTGCCGGTTGCGTGCCGTCGTACACGCGGATCAGGCCGGAGTTGCAAAGGGTAGCCAGGGCAGACGCTTGCGCGTTCACTGCCGAGTCTGTCATTTGGGTATTGAGTGGCATTTTTTAGTCCTCGTGAATGTTGTTACTCGCGTGGCCCGGCGCTGGCCATGTCGCCCACAGCTTCGCGCGACACCACCGGCGAGAACTTCTCGGTCGCCGAGCGCTCGATACCCAGGGCACCGTTAAACACCGCCAGGTAGCTCGAAGCACGTTGGGCGTTGCCTGCGTAGCTGGCGTCCTTGCTGTAAGCGCGGTAGAGCATGTAGTCCACCAGGGCGCTGCCGTAAATATCAGGTACCGTGATGTTTCCTGTCACCGCACCCCACAGCACGCCGTCTGCGGGCTCAGCAATATCGGTCGGGTATCCCGAGTAGTTCACCTCCAGTTGCGCCAAAACGGTCGCGGGTGGGTACACATAGAACGTCTTCGGATCGCGCGTATCAAACATGTAATGCAGGATGTTCACGCTTGGCGTCACCTGGTGCCAGTTCGGGGTCTGCGCATCCATGATCTTGCGAGGGACCATCGTCACCGACTGCTTGGTGCTGGTGGCTGCCAGGTTGCGGGTGATCTCGATCAGCTTGATGGGCAGCACCGTGATGCCAGTGGCTGCATCCAAATCCTGGCGCGAGCCAGCGGCCAGCGTCATGGTGGCCGTCACGTTAATGGCGTCTGGGCGGATCAATACGATCTCGCGCTGACCGTCATTGAGCCAGCGCACCAGCTCGTTTACGGGCCAGCGGATGGAAGTGGGGTCTTGTAGCAGGCCAGTGGCGCGCTGGATGAGAGAACTTGCTGCGATAGGCATGGTGTGTCCTTGGTTAAATCAAAATCCAAATGCGCGCGGCCGCACGGTCAGAGAGCCAGGCACGCGGTCATGAAGCTCCTCGATGCGTGCATCAAGAAGGCCTTGCTCAAATCGTTGTTGGTAATACGCGCCCAGCTGCGGGTTAGACCAGCCCACGGCGGGCATCATCATCAGATGCGCCTTGGTTCCGCTGGAGATCGTGTCCATGTGCTGCGTGCCCAAAAAGTCAGGCAGCGTGGTCGCCTTCAAGGTGGGCACATACGCTGCGCGCACCTGCAGCACCTCAGTGGTGATGTTGGTCGGTATCGGGAAAAGTCGTACAGACCCACGCTCAATCGAGGCGTTGTAATAAACCGGCGCATTCGAGCCTGACATCGACCAGGTGCTGGTCTCGTTTTGCAATTCCGTCAGAGGCCTGGATGTCAGGCGCACGCCATTCACCAGCACATCCAGAACGGTGTAGGCATACGCCCCGGAGGGCTTATCAATCTCGTAATCCTGCTGGCCACTGACCAGCGGGACGGCCTCTTGCAGTTCAGTCCAGGCCAGTGTGCGACGGCAGAAATCCGCCGCCACCAGCAGCAGCCTGGCGCGCACGGTCGGATCTGGCACGCCATCCACTTCCGTCATGATGAACGGAAAGAAGTCGTCAAGCGTCATGGCTTAGGCCGCAACGGCTTCGGAGCTGAACGCATAGCGAGGACGATGGCGCTCGGTCACCACGCCGCCCTCACCCGTCACGTAGGTAGAGACCTTGGCGTCACGCAGGATCTGCGCTACCTCGGCAGGAACTGGGAACGGCTTGTCGCGCGGGATCTGGTAGGCGTAGCCGTTGTGGCCCAAAAACACCGCATCACCCCCGGCCTCGCCGTCGCTGCTGTGAATGGTGATCACTTCCATCTTGCCGCTGAAGTCTGGGTTGCCGTTGGCATTGCCAGGCATCGTCACTTCAACTGGGATCGTCACCTTAGGTGCGTCATCCAGCGTCGTCACCTGGGACTGGGATTTGGTTTCATTTTTGGTTGTCATGGGGTTACCTGTAAAAAATGGCAGACGAAAAAAAGGCCCTGGGCATTTCTGCGCAGGGCCTCAAGGCGCGACGTGCTTTACAGCAGGCCGGCGGGGAACACACCAATGTTGAAGTAGGTTGCGGTCACGTTGGCCGCATCCAGCAAAGTGGTGTTAGGTGTGAAGGTGGCAGCGCCAGCCAGCGCGACCTTGATCACGCCAAAAGATGTGTAGCCATCAGGAGCTGTAGGAACAGCACCCGTACCTACAGAGGAGGTTCCAGCCTGGGACAAAGGCATCGCCTGACCCAGGTAGGTACCTTGCACAACGCAAATCGTGCCGGCCGCATTCACGCCAAGCGTGTAATAGGCGGTGGTCAACACGGGCTGCACGTAGCCGCCACCAACGACGTTTCCGTTGTCGGTGTGGGTCACAGTCAGCGCTGTGGATGTCTGGGCTGCCAACGAGTACTGCACGCCATTCACTGTGTAGGTGATTGCGTTAGTTGTGTTGAAGCCAGACTTCACAGTGCCGATGGCCAAGGCGGCCCGGGTGTAGTTCATATTACCCAGCAAGTCGATGACAGCTTGGCTCGTTAAGTCAGAGAGTTTTGACATGGTTTTCTTTCAAGAAAATGGTTTCGGAAAGCAAAACAGCCACCGGGTTAGGGTGGCTGTTTTGAATCAGCTAAACGCTGTTAGGCAGTAGCGGCACATTCCATGCGAGCCATCCATGCGTCATTCAAGATCACGCAGGTTTGCAGCGCCTTCCAGGCCACGGACGCACGCTGCGCCAAAGGATCGGAATCCGAAGGCTTGGCGTTAGACACCATTGGCGTGACCGCGTACTGACCCTTGAGGGCGATGATCCCGTAGGCATCGCGTCCCAGGTAGATGACGGGGTACACGTCGGCGTTGACGCCAGACGTAGACAACATCGCACCCTTGGCGCCACCTGCATCGGTCCATGGCTCAAAGATCGTGCTGGTCACGTAGCGCACATCGTCCACCTTGCCCAACTCGTTCTCCCATGGGGAGATTGAGCCGTAGTCTTCAGCAGGCGTGAAGCCCGTCATCAGGCGGATATCGCCTTCCATATCGGGGTGGCACAGACCCACAAAGCCAGGCGCCACGTTGTCGGTGCCGTAAGCAGCAGTGGAGCGAACGATCGATGTGATCGGGCGCGCGTTCTGACGCTTCAGTGCACGAACAGCTTTACGCTGATTGGCCGTGGAGATCACGGTATTGACCGCATTGCGTGCAGCGCCGTTGGCGTAAAGCACGTTGGTGCCGGCCTTGACGATGCCGAAACGCATCTTCTCGATCATCTGCGCGGCTTGCTCGCCCAGCAGGTTGATCGCTTCGTTCAGGGTAGCATCTTCATGGGTGTCCAAGATGATGTCAGAGACCTGAACCAGGCCGCCGTACTGCTGCAAGGTGGCGGTGACGTCAGTCACTGTCAATGCTTGCGATGCTGGCGTAATACCTTCAGTGATAGTCACTGGGGTGTTAGACAGCGCGTTGTAGCGGCGGAATTTTTCTACCTTGGTAGAGTTGCTTGGCAAGCTCTTGGCTTGACCAAACTTCTCCAGAACCAGATAAGGGATACCGCGCTTCAGAAGTTCTTTTTCTGCATACGCGGCTGTGCGTGGCGATATATCGCCGTAAGCTACTGTTGCCATGTTGTTTCCTTTTGATGGATTGAGAAATACAAAGCCCCTTGCGGGACAAATCAAAAAGAGCGAATGACGCGATTGCCGTATGCAGGCCGACGACATCCTTCTGGGGAGTCTTGCGACTTATCCCGATGCCTGGCCAGCGCGACTGGTGTCGTGCTCAAAGTTGCCCAGTGATGACGCCCACTAGGCAAGGCGGACAGGTAACCAACCGTCAAGGGTTTGGTCTTGCGACCTAAATCATCAGAACTGGCTCCAGGCCTCTTCGTAGCCTTCGCCTTTGGCGACCGGGTCAGGAAGCTTCAAAGAGCTTTTGCCACGCACACCTTCAGCTGCGTCCATGGCGCTCTCGTCTGGCGTATCCTGTGCGGGCGCCTTCATCGAGTCCTTGTAGCTGGTGAGCAGCTTGGTGATGGCGCGCGAGCGACCACCGTTGATGGTGTTGATAGCCATCTCTTTTTCCGTGGCCGGCATGCCTTCCACCCAGTCCCGGAACTCCTGGCTCGCGCCAATTTCACGGAAATCAGGGTGCGCGTCTTCGATGGACTCGAAGTGCGTATCGAGGCGGTCCTTGGTCATGTCCTCCACCACGCTATCGAGCTTGCTGCTGACACCAGACACCTTCTCGTCGGCCGTCTTGCCTGCAATCTCGGAGGCCTTGGCCGTGATCAACACGTCCAGCATCTTGGTGAAGTCTTCGCCAAAGTCGCTGGCCAATACCTTCATGGCCTGCTCCATCGTCAGGTCACCGGACTGCACTTGCTCAGCCACGTTTTCAATCTTCTCGGCAGAGGCAGGCTCAGCAGCTTCCATGGCGGGTGTCTCGCCCTCGGCAGCGGCTTCTGTGGCGCCACCTTTCATAGAGGCTTCCATCGCCTTGAGCTCAGCCTCACGCGCCCGCAGGCGGCCCTCCCAGGACTTCATGCGCTGCAGCTCGGCTGGATCGGTAGGCATGTCCTCGCCAGGCGCTTCATCGACAGCTGCACCACCCGCAGAGGCGCTCTCAGCATCCGCTACGGCAGGCGCCTCGGGCGGCATGGCTTCAGCCACGGGCTCAGCGGCAGCCTCTGCAACAGCAGGCTCAGGTGCTGCAGGCGCTTCAGGAGCAAGGCCAAAAGCCTCGTCCTCAGACATCTCCGCCGTCTTGGGTTGGTCTTCGGCATATCCGGCTGCAAACTCATCTGCATCCATCTTTGCCTGTTCTGGGGTCTTCATTGCCATGGTGGTTTTCCTTTTCACTGGCGTACTGCCGGTGATACCGGCCTAACTGTCCAGACGTAAAAAAGCCCCAATGAAGGGGCTCGTTGTTGCCTGGGGCTAAGAATCTTTTCTCAGATCTTGGGTATGTTCTGAGTCTCGTTGCTGATCACTGCACGAAGTGCATAGATCTGCTTGATGCAGCTTTGAAGGTGCACCAGTTCGTTCACGGTGCAATCCACGATGTCCATCGCGTAACCCTGGGCCAGGGCGTCTAGCATCTTCACCATGGCCTTGGAGCCATCAGACTCTGAATAGGCGCGCACCACCTCGGTTGCGCCTACCAGCTCGGCGTGCACGATGCTGCTAAGGTCGGGTCTTATCATTCAATCTCTGCCGTCTCAATGCCAGCCTGCATCCCTTGGCCAGGCGTCTGCATGGGTTGAATCTGCTCGGGCATCTGCATCCCACCATCCTGAACCGGTGGACCACCCAGCTGGGCGATGCTCGGGTCAGGCGTCTTATCCGTCCAGCCAGCGCTGCGCAGGATCTCGTCGCCAGCTGGGGCAATGTAGGGGCTCTGGGTCACAGTCCCGCCTGCCTGGAGTGCGCTGTACACAGCACCCACCTTGGACTCAATAGCCTTAGCCTGGACCAGCTCCACCTCGGCCATAGCCTTGGCAGCCTGGGCTGTCAGTAGGGCCACCTTCTGCATCAGCTCCTGTACCTGGGCCTGGGCCATCTGCATCGCCATCTGCTGCTGCATTTGGGTAGCCTCGGTGTTTTGCTCGGCCAGGACTTCTTCCTCGGTCTTCACAATGTCGGAGAGCTCGTGGGCCTCAGCCCGCTGGCGCAGCAACTTGTCACGCTTGATGAATGGAGCGTCCATCGGATTGGCCACAGCCTGGCTGAACATATCGAGCTGCTGTGCACGCACTTCACGCGCCACCAGGCTCGAAGACCCCCGGGCCTTGACATCAAAGTCGCCCTTGATCTTGGGGTCCGGATTGAACTGCATGTTCCAGCGATACATCGCCTTGATGAATGGCACCGTGATGCCCTCATCCCAGCTGCTGATCAAATCCTTGATCATGATGTTGCTTGCACCCATCAGCATCGACATGCCGGCCGCGGTACCTGCAGCACCCTGGCTCACGTTCTCGCCAGTCATGTAGCGCGGTATCGCACTCACCTCATCGGCGTTGTTCTCGAAGCGATCGGCCAGGCCGGACAGCTCGGCCAACTTGGATGGAATCTCAATGGCCCGCACCGCCGGTGTGCCTGGGCTCTTGTCGTTGCGCTTAAAAATCTTCCAGGGTTCAATCTCGCCCGACTCCATGGTCGACAGCAAGCCTTGAGACACCTCGAGCATCGCACCTGATGTGATTGCGCCATTGTCCAGCATCAGGCGGGTTGCCGCGTTCAGCATGGTCTGGTCATCGCGCATCACGCTAGACAAGCCCTCGCCAAAGATCGATGTCTCGTCCTTGTCGAAGTAGTAGAAGTGGTACGGCCAGGTCACACCGTTGATGGGCTGCAGTACGGCCTTGATCACCTCGCCATTGGGCAATAGCCACACGTTGCTGAAGAAGCTCTCGTGCATGCGGTCTTCTGGAACCTCCAGGCCTGCCTCTTTCAGATCCGTGCCAGTCAGCCAACCCCAGCGCTCCAGCACCTCGTATTTGCCATCAACGCTGCCCTGCTTCTCAGAGCGATCGCCAATGATCTTGAGCTCGTTGTCAACCAGCTTGATGTTGAGCTCGCCGCGCGGGTGAGACTTCAAGTAGCTGATGATGATGTCGCGACGGAAAGACTTGCGCTCGGCCAGCTCAGCCAGATCCGAGTGCATCATCTGATGGCGCTCGTAGATGTAGCGGCACTTGGCGACCGTCTCCGCACCCATGTCGGGGTACAGGCGCCACAGCGGCACGTAGTCGATGAACGGGACCACATAGGCCTCGCTCTTCTCGCACCACTTGCCACCCTCGAGCACAAAGCGCGAACGCACCCGGCGCTCCACCAGCGGGCCCTTGAGCACACCAGTGCCATACAGATGACCCGAGTGGATCACCTGCTTGCAAATCTCTTTGTAGCGGACCTCGGAGAGCTGGTCCTCGATAGCCGTGGCCATGCCCTTGGATGCCTGCTTGCAGTGCTCTGCAACGGCCTTGTCGACCATCTCCTGCGTCAGGGAAATCTTCTGCTGCTGGGCCACCTGGCGCAACATCTGCAGCACCTGTGCACGCAGCTCAGGCGACACGCTCGGGATCGCGGTGCTGTCCACGTCCCAGTTTTTATCACTGCCCGCGGGGAATAGCAGATCCTGCACACGGCTGTTGGCCGTCTTCACCTTCACGCGGGTCTTGCGCACGAATGCACGCGAGCGCTTGGGCCCGATCAGTTCAAGCACCTCGGGGTCGTACTGCCCCTTGAACTGGCGTAAATCCTTGAGCCAACGCTCTTCGGTCGTACGCCTAGCCTCTTGCGCCTCTGCAAACTCAATCAGCAAGCGCGGGCCCAGGGCAGCCAAGACGGCAGTATCCCCGTCGTTTAAAAATGCCTCTTTGGCGGCCAGCGCGTACTGAAGTTCTTCGCTCATTACTTGACGTCAGGCGTTTCGGCAAAAGCCTTCTGGAACTCCTCGGCGTCACTCGCCATGGCAGCCTCGTGCTTGGCCTTGGCCTCGGGTCCGCTCATGGGCTCCACGGCAGCCACAACGGCAACCAGGGGCGGCCCCCCAGCAGGCGCAGCATTGGAAGCCGCTGCAGCCTCAGCCACTGCTGGAGCTGGCGCGGAAGCACCAGGTTTTTCTTCTTGCTTACCCATGGGCTTCTCAGCCGGGGCAACAGCTTTTTCTTCGTCAGCCCATGCGGCTTCGTAGCTTGTATCGTTCATGTTGGTCCTTGTGGGAAAGTGTGCACTGAGTGCACATTTCGTTAATATCCGGCCGATGTCGTCGCAGGCCTGTTGGGCGCCTGGTACCCCATCACATGCACCCGATGGCTTACAGGATCTGCAAAGGTCAGTGCCACTGCATCACCACCATCCGGGCTGCGCACCTGGCGCTTCTTCATGTCGTCCTTCTTCTCCAGCAACTTGCGGCCGTTGGAGCTCACCTTGGGCTGAGGAGCCGTCAGGTCAGAGATCAGTGCCGGGTTGTTGGGAATACGGTTTGGTCCATTGATGAACCAGTCGCGCATGTTCCACCACATCTCAGCCCGCTTGTTCTCAAAGCGCTCGGAGTCAGTGGCCATCGTGGCGCTATTCACGCCGATCACCGTAATCCCAAGCTCCACCAGGCGGTCATACACACCAGCACCAAGGCCGCCCTTGTCTACAAAAATCATGTCGGGCTGCATGTCCCGGTTGTACTCAGCCAGCTTGCCCGCGATCTGCATCGTGGTCAGGCCCTGGTGATACTCCAACCGGAAGACCATGCGGCCCCTGCGGAAGGCAATCGCCGTGCGGTCGGCATCGTTCACGCCGTCACCCGCCGGGTCACAGCCAATGATTAGCGGCGCACCCTCATCGCGGTACAAACTATTCACCGCAGCCATCACATGTGCCGGGCTGATCAGTGGGTTCTGAGTGCTTGTCTGGAAGGCTTCCGAGGCAGTGCCCGGGTACTCCTGTGAGAACAACCACTCAAAGCCGACACCGTAGGTTGAAATCTTGTTGGCCCGCCACTGCATCTGGTGCAGATCCAATCCATAGGCCGCTTGATACTCCCGGTCCTCATGGGACAACTGAAAGTCTGGCTTGACCTCTGCGCGGTACTCTTCTTGCCAAAACCATGGCACAAAAATCGCGATGTACTCACTCATCCCAGCCTCGGCCGCCGACCACATCAAGTGAAACGCATTTCCAATACCGTTGGCCGTGGACTCCAGAATGATCTCTGTGCCATCCATCTCGGCAATCGTGTTGCCCAATCCAGCCAAGTGGCTTTGGGCGTTGGACCAAAAGCCGAACTCGGATGCGTGCAGAAGTTGCGCCGTGTTTCCTCGGCCCACATCCTTTGTGCCCGCGGTGGCAAGCTTGTAGCCACAGTCCAGGGCTGCAAACAGCAGCTCCTTGGCATTCGATGCCCGTGTGCTCGGCGCCAAAGGATTGTTATCCTGGTAGCGCTTCACCATCTCATAGAGATTGGACGTGGCCTTGTCTTCATGCGCCACGATGAACGCACTCTTGCCCCGGGTCGACACCTGGTGGTAGTAGCGCTCGCCCACGTAAGTCGATATGCCCTGCTGCCGACCCTTGAGGATCAGCGCCCGAACCTTGCCCGTCTGGGCTTTCTGTTGCTCCAGCAAGGCGTGCACATAGCGCTGCGCCTTGTTGAAGGTGAACGGCACAATGCGCCCACCCTTGTCTTTGATCTTTGCGCAGAACGACGCATGCACCTCCAGGTTGTCGCGAACCCTGCGCAGGGCCAGCTCGCGATCCTCGTCGGTCATTGCCATCAGTCGGCTGCCGCGTTGATCTTGGCCAGCAACGCATCCAGGTTGGACTGGTTGCGGTCGCCCTCTTCATCGAGCTTGAGGATCTTGCGCTGCATCGGGATGTAAACACCGTGCGTGGCAGCAACATCCTTTCCCATCTTGATGCGGCCAGCAAGGCTGATGATGTAGCGATACATCTCTGCAGCTCGATCAGGCTTTCCAGGAGTTGACTGGTCCATCAAATCACCTAGTCGATCCAGGTCACCCCTGAACAGTGGATCACAGAGCGATGCAACCTCTTCCAGCTGCGAGCGGGACACATCCAGCGCCAGCAGAACATCCTTGCGGTTGATCAGGTCAGCGCTTGCGAGGATGTCAGAGTTGGCATCCACCACCTGTTTCTCGGTAGCCGTGCTAAGTACGTTTTTTTGCGTACCAGCGCTGCGTACCTCTGCTTTGCGTACCTTCTCTACGGCCTTTGACCTAATGCGGTCAGTGAGGTCTCGCGTCCATCCATCCCTTTTGGCGCGCTTCCGAATAGCGCCTTCGGAGATGCCGTTGTCTTTGGCGATGTCACGCAGTGGTCGTATGCCTGCGCGGTAATCCTTCTCTACCGGCTTCCAGTCGATTGCGGCGGTCTCGCTCATACCAGTTTCGCCCTCAAGGCGATCTCAGCCAGATCGTCGTCACTCAACCGAAACCACTCGCCCCGAACATTCTGGGCTGCAAATCTCTGATGCAGAGCACGCTCTTCATTGCGCATATTGCCGGTGAAGTAGCAGATAGCCACACAAATGTCGAAAGGCGAGGCGCATTGATGCTGCTCAAGCCTTGATCCAAATCGCTTGGACATTCCAATCTTGTAGAAGCGCTCACTGCCGGAATCAAGGTAGATGACATACAAAAACCCATCGGAGCTCATCTCATCTAATGGGGTGAGCACTACCGCTGACTTTTCTGGGGTTGCGAGCACTGCAGTTCTCGTCCAGCCATCCCGCTTGGCGCGCTTGCCGACTGCTGCGTGACTGATGCCATGCTCGTCTGCCAGCTTGCGCATGGTCTTAACCCCTGCTCGGTACTCTCGCTCTACGACTTTCCAGTCGACTTCTTTCTTAGCTGCGGCCATGTGATCTCCTTGCCTTCCTGGCAGGAGGCCAATGAAAAAGCCACCGAGGTTGCCCTGGGTGGCGGTGTGTTGGGTGCAATGCAACCGGATTTGAGCCGACTACAGCCCAGCAATTAAGTGGGCGCCACCGCCTGGGGTGGGCACTGCGAATTGCGTGATGGGGCCGGTACTGATCTCCGGATTGCTTGCTGCTGCCTGTATTTCAACAGGCCCGCCAGAAGTTGGGGGGTTGGTTTGGCAGTGTTGCGTCGATCTTCATAGCGCATCAGTCTGCGCAATAACACCATCATAAAAACGTACCTGGCCACTCCAGGACTTCGCGCTGCGGGTATCGAACCCTACGTTTTCATGATGGGCCTGTTACCAGGACATCACGAGTGCTTGCGTGCACCAATCGACCATTCGTGGACATTTAGAGACCGTCTTGAATGATGACGTCATCCAGTCTTCTTGAGCTCTCAAACGACTGAAGACTGATGCTGCCCTTGGAGGCCTGCAGTCATGGAGGATCGACCAATCCACCCATCAGTAAGCATGCGTTTGGACCTTTCAGAGGCACCTACCCCCCCAAAAGATCACATATTGTTTTTACGGGGCTGTCTGTCCGTATTTGTCGCTACCGGCATTGTAGATCAAACAGAATACATTGTGTCTACTGTTAGGTAACTTTTTTCACTGTGCACTGAGTGCACTAGTCCCCCCACTCCACCGTCAAGAACTTAGGTGTGTACGGCCCCATGTAGGCGCCGAGCACATTGAAGTCCACCCACTCCACCGCTTCGTCGTAGCTCATGCCCTCCTTCTCAAAGCACTCGATCAGCTTCCTGGTGCTGTACAGCAGCACCTCCTTGTCCCCCAGGTCCACCAGGCCAAGAATGGCCGCGTCAAGCGACGGTGGCTCAAGGATCAAAACCTCGGGGTTGTTCTCTTCCAGATACTCGCGGTCCATCAGGCTCCCTATTGCTTGGTTGGTGCTTGCCACTTCGGTGTCCCAGGCAAAACGATGGGTGGCAATTTGCCGGGTTTGTCGTTGCGGGGTTTGAATAGCTGGCCTAGTTGCGACGGGCCGCGTGTGTCGAATGGCGATGTCATTGCGCCCTCTCTTTGTAAGTCGTAAACCTCTTGGCCGTGCCCTGAGTCTCAATACGCAGCCACGCAGCGTCTTTCTCGTCCTCGGTCATGCCGACCCAGTTGGCAACCTCACCGATAGTGCGGCCGCAGCCTGAGCAGTGGGTGGGTTGATAGAGGGTGTCACAGATTGCTATGCACGGGGAGTCGGAACGGGTCATTTGCTGGCACTCCATTTGCGGTCAACTTCTTGGTAGTCAGCTACCGTTTTTGGATTTTGCTCTGCAACCATCCTCCGGTAATCGTGCATGGGCATAGTCAACCCTTCACGTTCCATTCGCTTCACCCAATAAACCGCTGTTGTGGCTCGTGTGATGCCCATCAAGTGCTTTTGTACTCGCCACGTCAGCGCACCAACAATCCATGCCGCCGAAAAAAGCAATGCGGCAACGATCCCGAGACCACCTGCTGCCATTGCTATGCTGCCGATAAATATTGCCGCATTTGATAAGTCGGTCATTTAGCCTCCGGTGTGTAAAGCGGTACTGCTGTTGAATACATGAACACAACTGGCTTCTGTATTGATAGCCCTATGAACTGCTTGTGACCGTCTAATCTGTCGTACCCCCCTTCACCAAAAACGGCCCAAGCACATTCCGACACAGGCTGCATGGCTTTGAGCATTGCGAGTGCTGCATCGCGCTGCATCAGCATTGATACGGTTTTGAGGCTGGGCAATTCCAGCGCTTCCACAATCTGCGCGTGCTGCTGTTTGGTCATCATGAATAGGCGGGTCATGATTCTCTCCATTCTTGCGATAACGTGTCCCAGTAAACTCGTTGAGGGTCTTTAAGGTGGTAACCCTGCACAATTTCGTCATGCGGGTAGTTGAGGCGGTAGAACGCATCCTCCGTCACTGGTGTAATGGGAAATGCTTCTGTTGGGCTAAGCTGTATCAGCACATTGATGCGCCCGTCTTTCAATACTTTTTCGTGCAAGACTTTCATTGCTTTGGCTCCTTCTTTTTAGTTCTCCCCGCTTCGTGCATAAACACAACAATGTCAATGATTAACTTGCCAGCCAGCGCGGTGACTTCAGGACTTTCACCTTTCGCTAATGCGAGCATCTTCTTGGCAAGGGCCGCTGCACGATCTTGTTCGGCCTTTGGTAATGGGTAAGTCATGGCTTTGGCTCCTGTGCTATCAAAGGCTCCCCCATAAACGTCGGGCTGTGCTGTTCGTGGATTGCATTCATCGCGCTGCGGTACTCATTAATTAGATTCATGGCCCTGTCCCAGTTGGCGTTGCGGTCAGCCAAAACACACTCAAGCTCCAGCGCTAGGCGGTGGGCGTATTTGATGGCAACGTCGTTCATGGGTTCAACATGTGCTCGGTCCTCGCGTCCTACCTCGTAGCAATCCCGCCCGTATTTATCCATTTGCAGGTGTGTGAAATAGTGATTGAAACCATGCGCGTTTCGCAATACTTTTAGACCTTCAGGGATCGCCGGTAATAAGCTAGTCATATTGACCCTCACATTCACAATTAAAGTTGTAGCAAGTCATGCAGTAGCCAGCTTCCAGCATTTGTAATCGGCAGGCATGGCGCAGCTTGCGGTAGGAGTCGATCTTTAATAGCTCGTCGTCTTTGGGGATGTTGGCATCAACGAGCCGCGCAAAGTTATCAAACAGATCGTTGTGCTTGGTCCAGACCGTGTTTAGCGTTTCATGGCCGCGAGTGACTTCTGCTGTTAGCTGGTCAATCCTTGTCTGCTGTTCTGCGATTACTCGCTCTAGTGCTTGGCTCATTCCGTCCTCCATAGCACCACCTTGGGTGCGGGTTGATATTTGTCGCCGTTGGTGCAGTCAATCTCATTGATGCACTCCAAGTCTCTGAAGTAGTGGCAAGTCCGGCAGTCGGGCTGCGCGTTATTCAGCGCAGACTCCAACCTCAGTATGTGAGCGTGTTGCAGCCACAATTGTTCTGCGGCCATTACCTCAAGGCGTGTCGGCTCGGGGAACCCCTCGACTGGCTCTAGCAGTTCCTTAGCTATTGACAATGCGTCCGTGGGTTGTGTGTCAGTACCCTTCATGTCCGCTCCTTTGCGGTCTTGAAGTAATCTGGTATATCGCTAAACACAGCTTTAAGTGCGCTCCGAGCAACCTCTGGATTTGTCAGAGTGCCTGATGGCGGCTGTTCTTCCATAATCCTCACCGGCTTGGCTGGTTGCGCCAGTGCTGCGCGTATCTGGAAAACATGGTGGTTGATAGTGCTGGTGCTGTAAGTCACCTGTCCATCAGTCGATGACTGCTCTGCATGAACGTAGTCGGACAGTGCTTTACAAGCCTCGATTAACTGCGCAGTCTCTTGCGGGATGTAGTTCATACGCCCTCCATAAGTTTTAGTATTTTTGATTCCGCATGAAACAATCCTTTGTTAAAGTCCCAGTTTATGCACTCGTCGGAGCACACCTTCGCCGCAGCTTCCAGCGCATCTCTCACGGCTTGCTTTAGCTGCGTTTCGGTGTAGAGGTTTCCCCATACGCCATCGCGTGTAATAAGTGATGAGGCTGGGACTGCTGGCTCAGGTAGCTTCATACGCTGCCCCCGATGCCGTGAGCTGCTTCGATCATGCGAACCAGATAGCGTCGGTATTCGTCTACTCCCTCAGTCCCCGATGGAAGTTGACAAATCGCTTTCTTGTGAGCTAGGAACATTGCTTCAATCTGCTCGTCGGTAAGCGGCTGTGCTTGCGCACCGGCTGCGACCTCATCAAGCGCATCTGAGTACGATTCGTAGTCATCGTCATACAGGTTGTTCCGCAGATAGCGATCAATCATGTCGTAGGATTCGCTCTCGCACACTTCTCGCTTTGCTTGCTGGGTTTGCAAGTACATCAACTTCAGATGCAGTGACTCAATGTTTTGGCGAATGTCCTCAATGAATTCTGGCGTGACGTGATAATCCCATTTGTCTTTTTCTATTGACCACGCACCATCTGCATACTGTTTGCAAAATTGTTGGGCCAAGTCAATGCGTTTGAGAATGTCCATTACTTACCATCCTTTCGTGCGTAAAGTGCGCGTGATGTAATTGGCCTGCTTCCGTTGATCGGGTCGCCGTAAGAGCATCGCCACTCACCATCTGGGTAAACGTATTGATACGCAACCGGTATTTGTATGAAGTTTTGATCCATCGTCATAGGCGCGCAGTAAAGCGGTATTGAATAGGCTTCATTCTGCTTCTCTCCAAAAGCATAGCCAAGCGGCCCTTTGTGAGCCCAAGCAACCGGCTTCTGCCCCTCCAGCGCAGCCAGCTTTGCCGCGAGGGCTTTGTTCTGCGCCATTACTTCCGCTTGTATCTCTGGGTACTGGCCTAGCTCTGCTTCAAGCTCCTTCACCCGCGCTTGCAGGGCTTCGATGGCGTAAACCAAAGCTATGTGGGCATCATTAACCTCGTCAGATGTAACGCATCGACCCGTTGCTGCCATGACTCGCAAATCACCTAGATGCTGGGCCATTTTAAGTATTTCTTTGTAGGCCATCATTCCTCCTGTGCATCCAGGCGTGTGTTTAACTTCGGTCACAAAACACCTCCGATCCAAACTGACAATGCAATAAAAAACAGTATTGCCAATGCCCATCCAATGCACCGACCTGCGGTCAGCGGCCCACCATCCATGTGTGTCATTGCATAGGCTCCCCGTAGATGGCCATGTGGGCGATGTTTCCGGCCTTGTCGAGCTCTTTGAGATTCGTGGCATCGAGCTGGGCCTCGTGGATCTCAATCAAGTGCCAGATGGAGTCCCGTTCTGCAGGAGTCATCTGCACCTTGCCCCACTTTTTGTGGCGGACCTGGATGGCTTCAATGGAGTCCGCGCCGAGGCGGATCTCTGGACCCCAGTCCTTGCCCTTGCCATCCCTGGCTAGAGCCATCGCCACGTTAGAGCAAGCCGCAAGAAGACCGATGTGATGACTGGTCCCTAGGCCACTGGACACCCGGTAGAACGCATCCCTGGTAGTCCTGCGCAGGTTGTTGTCCGCCTCTTTAACCGCAGTCAGCGGCGTCATAGCGCGCTTCACCATTGACATCACATCAAACACCACGGGCTTAGGCCGGTAGCTGCTTCGCTTCTTCATAGTGGTCCGTTTCTCCGAGTTGAAGTATCTGTATATTATGCCGTAAGGCAAACATCACGTCAAGTAAAACTCAGTCTGGACCCCTACTTTGCACGCAGCTTTTTGAGATCCTCCAGGGCTGAGAAGTACAGTGGCTTGTACTGCTGCGCATCCTTCAGGTCTTCCTTGGCTATGGCCAACGAGCCTGATGCCTGCTTGAGTGCGCGCTCTTTCTCGTAGTGGCTGCGCTCCAGGGCTCGCTCTTGTTCGCGCATTTTGCGAATCGTGAGATTTGCGTAGTCCAGCTCGGTGGCCAGGCTGACACGCAGCTCATCCATTTCCAGCTGTATTTCGCCGTGCTCGCAAATCGACCGGCGCAGCTCTTGCAGTTGATCCAGGGCCCGGCCGGCGTCGCGCATTTCCTTGGTGTGCACTGAGTGCACAAGATCGAGTGCATCTTCATGGGCCACCTGCATCGTGCAGATGCGAGTTGCTGCCTGAGTCAGCTCTTCTTGAACTTGCTCGAGGCGCCACTTGACATCGTAGACTTGCTCTTCAAATGCGTCGCGGTGCTCGCTAAGCTTGGCCACCATTACCTGGTAGGACTCCTGGGTGCGCAGACCCAGGTAATTCAAGATGGAATCAAAAAACGTCATGAGGCTCCTTGGTAAATTAGTCCCCGTCTTTCCGGGGTGTCCTGCCGAGGTTCCACCATTTCAGCGTCGGCATCACTTTCTCGGAGATCGAAGCCCGATTGCCCCCGGGCCTCACACATGGTGGCGTGGCTATCGTTGGGGTGTTAAATCCATCTGTGTGCTGAGCTTCTTCGCCATGACGGCAAAAATCAGGCTGTTCAAAGTGTTGATCTCGTTCTCAAGCCAGCGTGCGTGCTCGACCCGGTGCGCGCCAAAGATCCTCTCCAGGGGTATCTGGCCCATGCCATGGCAGTGCGGGCAATCTATCGACTCATCCATCACTGGCGTGTCGGATAAAAGTGGGTGCCCGCGGCCGCTGCACTCGGGGCAGGTGCGCTTGTGCCAGACTTTTAAGAGCAGCATCGCCAGGTCATAGGCCTCGATGCGCTTGATGCGCGCGCCTCGGTTGGACCGGTTGGCCAGCTTGTAGCTCATCGCCAACCCCATACACTGCCAGCGCCACATTCATCTTCGGGTCCGCACCTGACACTAAGCCGGCCGCAATCAAGGCATCAGCGTCGGTCACCCGGTCTGCGGTAGTGCGCAAATTACTGCCACGCTGAGAGGATAGGTAGCGCTCCTCGGTGGAGGGTGCCCGGTCTGCAGTGGTGCGCTTCACTCTGAAAGCACCTCAATCAATTTGTCAATGTAGTGCCGGGCCTTCTTGGCCTCCTGCAACTGCTCGTCTTTTGATCCAAGCCTCATTAAATATTTCAAGCTATTTCCGCGATGAAATCCAATGCGTTGCTCCTGGGTCCAGGTGTCTATCACGTCCCAGGGCTGGATGCCCATATCAAGATAGTGCGTACCGCCCACCATTTCTTTTTTTGCCAGCTTGAGCGACAGCGTCGCGGATGATTGCAGTTGGTGTGCACTGAGTGCACATTTCTCGGAATCAATGGGTAGATTGCGGTCAGAGAGTGTTGGCATTGAGCTTTCCATCCAGGTAGTCTTCGATCACGGACTTGGCCACGACCCAGCCCTTGCACACCACGGCGTAGTAGCCCTGGTCCAGGTGCCACTTGACCCATTCCTTTTGCTCGGGAGATGTGGTCGACTTCTGTGTGCGCTTGAGCTCGATGAGTAACCCGTGGTACCCACCGCGGGGTGTGAGCAGCTGGATGTCCAGGCTGCCTTTTTTGACACCCTCAGACTGCAGCTGCACCGCCACGCGCCTGGGGCGCTTGCCGCCATTGGGTATGGCTACCAGGCCCCACAGCTCGGGGCGAGCCTTGCTGGCCAGTCGAGCCCAGACAAATAAGCAAACCTGTTCTTCATGTTCAGTGGGAATGATGGGTGTTTTGGGTGCTAAAGGCATCCCCAGATTATGCCGTACGGCAAATGGATTGAAAAGTCTTTTTGCTGTTTTAGCGTCAAGACTATTGACCTTGTGTATGCTGTTCGGTATACAATATCCAGGTCGATGCCGCTACATTGATAACCAAGACCCTTAAGTCTTGACTCTTCCGTCCTTTAGTGGACAGGGTGGCGGCCCGGAGAGTCAGAACTTAAGGGTTTTTTCTTTCTGGCGGCACAACCGAAAAGCCACAGATGATCAGCACTAAGCTTTACCTACCCATGACGACCCGCCCTGCGGGTTACTGCGTTACGCAAAGCGAGCAATCGGACCTGGCTCGTAAGTTCGGCCTCACCGTAGCCACGGTGCGTGAGCGCATTCAGGATCTTGCCACTCGCATAGAGCCCCAGAAGACTGCCAACCGCACCAAGCTACTGATTGAAGCTGAGCTGAAAACAGTAATGTGATTCGGCGTCAGGGCGCGTCAGCTAACGGGGCAGAAATCTCCCGCACCCAGAATGAACACCGCCACGGGGTCAAGTGGCCACCCTTTAGTCGAGCCGGGTGGATGCGAAAGTTGTGCGAGTCGCGTTGAAAACCAGGTTAAGCATGTAAGACGTAGGGGTAAGCCGGAGGCGGCAAGGTGTACCGAAAAGCACCACCTGGATAACAAGAGCACACGGCAGAGGAATGCGTATTTTTGCAGACCGAACCGAACCTGGATCTGGCCCTGGCTGGATCGGGGAACCAACAGAGGCAAATCTCCAATACGGGGTGGTCATCTGGTGGTGGCTCGACCTATGGGCAATCGCTTTAATCCACTGAAAACTGTGCACTCAGTGCACAACTTCAACAATACCCCTCAATTGCTGAGGGTCTTTATTTGTATGCCGTTCAGCACCACTTCTCATTGGAGAAACGCACTAAAAACATGACACCGTGACATGACATGTTGACATCTTTGTTTGCCGTCAGGCATAATTCAGTCATCGAAACAGATCACTGATTCGGTAGGCAGCCAAAGAAGCCGACCCGCAGACAGCACGCGGAAATACAAAAGACTGTCGACGTGTACCCACACAAAGCCGCCCCGGATGGGATCAGCGGTAAGAGGCCAGACAACTGGCAACGTACTGGGGAAGCCTCGCTAAACCCATACGCCGGGGTCCAAATACAGCGTTGAGGCAAACCGGGATGCCAAGACAAACAAAGCCCAAGCCCATTCGCAAGAGTGAGCTGAAGAGAATGATGTAACGCTGTATACCAGCGAGCAATCGCAAAATCCAACGCCTAGTAAACGCTGTACCGACCTGTGCTGTTCGCCTCGCGGCAATGAACTTAAATCGCAGGTCTTCACGTCAGCCAGCCTCTAGGGGAGCCGGGGTAGCGCACCGGACCTAGCGTCACATCATTCTCTTCAGATTAACCAGGAGATGCACCATGACCCTCGGCCAACAAGCCACCCGCATTCGCAAGCTGGCCCAGATCGACAAGAAGCTTGCCCAGCTTGAATATGACATCGCCGCCCGCAGCGTGGCCAGCAGCCGCCAGGCAGCGTACCTCAAGACAGTCGCCACAGAGTGCGGCCTGTCCACCCGCATCGCCTTCCTTTAACCCCAGGAGATTGCCATGTCCCAACAAGCTCAAGTGCGTGACGCAGCCAACTCGCACCCCACCAAGCCCGGCTTCGTTGTAGTCAACGACCCGGTGCATTGCTTTGGCCGCGGCGGTACTCGCATTGAGTACGAGCACCGCACCGTTGCAGTCGACCAGGTTTTTCGTTTCATTGATGCCCGCAGCTAAACAGGAGATCCACATGTACCAAGGCCATATGCCAGACGGCAGCAGCATTCAACGTCACAGCGCCGGAGGCATTTACCCCTACGTTGTATTTGTCAAATCCACCAACGGCGTCAGCCAATACGGCGTGCTGGAGCCCGCGGGTGAAGAGTCGCTCTTCAACAGCTACACGGGCGCCGTTCAGTTCGCCGCTGCCCTCAAAGCGCTCGATAGTTTTTGCAGCCACTGACAGATCCAGCCAATGCGCATGATTTATGCGCATGACCGGGAATTGTTGAACCACTTTTAGGAGATTGCTATGGCTTACCCGTGCACTGAGTGCATCATTGATTTGATATCCAGCTCTGGCCCGCAAGACAAAGCAGAGTTGCGCCGCGAATGCCGCACCCAGGCAGTGCCGTATAGCGAGTCCTGTTTCCTGGAAGCCATTATTGAGCTGACCTCCACTGGCAAGATCATCGTAGAGCCCAATGACGGCGATCCGTACTTTGATTTTCCAGAAAGCTACTACACCAGTCTGACCTGATCAAACCGCATAGCGCCGCGAGCCGGTGCTATCCAGTGTGATCAACCGTGCCCAGCAAACACGGTTTCCGCAAAGCCTGCTAAGGGTGCCAATGCTCTTGACGTGTCGCAGGCCGACGAGATTCATACCTTCCTGGGCGTCGTTAATCAGGTGGAAGCAGAGTCTAGTAAATCCAATCAGCAAGGATAAATTATGGTCACCAACCAAAACACCCGCGCCGTCCTGCACGGCACCCTCACCGGTACCATCTGGCTGCCCGCAGTCGAGTGCACCAAGCAAGTCAAGGTCGACCTCACCCGCGAACGGGAGCGCTTGGTACCCGCCCGCGGCGGATCTCTGCGCCACCTGATTGGCAACGTCTGCAATGACGGTGATTTTCAATCGGCCAAGCTGACCGATGACTCTGCCATTGAGGTCACCACCTGGCAGCAGCGCGGCAACTGCTCCATCCGCCGCACCAAGGTCTTCCCTATAACCCAGTTCAAAGACATTCAAGATTACGTGGAGGTGACATGAGATACATAGTTAACGGACGCCGCAGGTTTGCAGAGCTGCAGGATGCGCTCGACTATGCCGCGCTGATCTATCGGCGCACCGGCAACATCGCTGCAGTGGATGCGCTATGAGAATCATTGGGTACACGTACTGTGCCGACATTCATTGCCCCGCATGCACCAGGGAAGACGCTGCTGTGGGACTGCTGACCCGCAAGCCTCCATTGGTTATGGACACCGACGAGCATGGGCTTGCATACGACCTGGTTGATCGTGAAGGCAACGCGCCATTCCCGATATACGACATCATGGAACACGACTTTACCCACTGTGGCGATTGCCATGAGGAGCTGACATGACAATTGAAGCAAAGAAGCGCCTTGCTAATGCTGGATACGGAGCATCAAAGCGATGTAGCAACTGTGCCTATTTCAAATTCATTGAGAAAACGCAGATACCGCATTGCGCAAAGCACGCAGCCCCCGTATCCAAGGACCGTGTTTGCACTTTCTATAAATCCAAAGGTGGCGCATCATGATCCGCATCGAACAGATTAAATATGACGGTTGGACCATCAACCGCTGCGTCTACAACGGCGACAAGCTAATAGCCACAATTGCCGATCACCGCAAGACCAGCCGCAAGTGCAGCCCCAATGTCGCTGGCGACTGGGCTGTGCTCTGGGTGACCGGCCGTGTTGACTGGCACAACACCCTGGCCGATGCCAAGGACAGCGCATTGAAGGGCATGGCAAATCGCGTGTGACAGCGCAGCGCGCCGGGCGCATCCCGGCTTCAACGTGGCACCAACGATAAGTGTGTGAGGCATAGCAGGGGCCTCCATCCAAACAGTCTTCTCGCTACCAGCTAGGCACCGGGGTGTGATCCAACATACAGGTACTCGCGGGGTCTGTCGCTGACCCGCTGGAAACGTAACCAGCACCAATTCAACCACCCCGCCTAGTGCGGGTTTTTTAACGTCTGGAATTTTATGAGCTACACCAAAGGCGGCTGGGGCCGCAACATCAAACCAGCTGCGCACTACCCCGTCATCTTTGCCGGGCGCAACACACATGTCGCCAGGGTCATATCCGTGGGGCTCACATCTGAAGAGATAGAAGCCAATTGCGACTTGATTGCTTGTGCTCCAGATCTTTTGGAGTCACTCCAAGCCATGTGCCACCTGGCCACCCACCACGCCCTTGACGACGCAGAGAAGCGTCAAATTTTGCAATCAGCCCGCGCAGTTATTGCCCGGGCCACAGGAGTTCAATCATGAGTTGCTTTATCTGCTCCAGCAAACAAATCAGCGCCATCGTAGCCTTCGCCTGCCGCGCCAACCTGCGGCTCGGATGGCACAGCAACCCCGGTCGCTATGCCTACAGCCCCGGCGAAGAGCAAGCTGCCGTAGATATTCTGTATGCGGCCAATGTCAAAAGCGTCAACGCCCGGTATGGCGAGTCGGAGCCAGAGCATGGCTGCACCTACGACCCAAGCGTAGCCATTTACAAACCCATCGAAATCATCAAGCTTTGCGATAGCTTTGGCTACCAGTGCGATGAATGGGAGGGCTTTGAAGGCAGTGCTGCTCAAAAAATCATCCGAGACATTCAGCGCTCCGCTGTCCAGGCATTGCCTGGGTATGACAAAGCCGAATGGAGCATCGAATGAACGCCGCACTTTTCAAGCTGGTTTACAACGCAGTCCGCAACGGCTGCAACGAGTTTTACTTTCACCCCATGGTGCGCAGCTTTCAGTACTCCGACGGTGTGCGGGATCTGGCCGCCACAGGCTGCTACTGGCTGTTAGATGTCCTGGCCACCGAGCTTCCTGCCAAGTTCCGCAAGTTCGAAGACGTGTCAAACACCTGCTCGCTCACCGTCAAATCCAAGAACAGCAAGGCCACCATCGTTGCCGAGTTTGAAGATGGAAAGCCAGGCTGGACCAAGCGCATTGAGTACACGGACCTACCCGAAGGCAAGTGGCAATTCCACGCTGCCGATGAGGGTGGAACTTACAAAATGATTCTGCTCACGGAGTACTGAAATGGCCTACACCATCACCACCCGTACCCAGGTGCGCGATGCATTCTGGGAGCATCACCCCCAGTTCCGCCGCAGGGGTAAGCAAACGCAGAACGACTACCCCGCGGATGTGAGGGTGGCGTTTTGTGACTTCGTGGATCACCTACAGCGTGAAGGCGCCTTGGGTGAGCGCTTGGCCAGCCGGGTGACGCTATGAATCATCGCACCCTCAACCTCATCCTCGGCGCCGTGTACATCACGGCTTTTCTCATTCTGCTGCTCGACATTTACCTATGGAGAATCGTATGAGCCAAGTCCAAGAAGCGCCCTACCAGGTGACGCCGCAAATGCAGCAGTACCACCAGCTCCTGGCCCGCCATGACTGGGAGTTTAACTATGCCGACGACCACCGCGCATTCATGGCAGGGTCGGTCTCGATGGGCCAGCTCAGGGCCCTGCAGCCCACGGTTGACCCCTACTTTGATATCTGGAATATTTATGCACCCAGTGCACACAAGAATGAAGCAAGCCACGTCTGATCTCCTGGCCGTGGCGGCCATTGCGCTGGTGCTTGCGGGCGTCAACGATGCCAACCCCCACCAGTACCACTGCCTGGCCTTTGCGGCCGTTCTGGCGGTACTTTCCTTTAAGCTCAACCGGTAACACCATGACCAAAATTTTCTACGACCAACGCCAAAGTGTGGCGGGCATTGAAAGCTATAGCCCCAGCGCCGGCAAGCCCGAGCGCCTGGTTGCGCTGGCTGCACGCTATGGCTTTGATAATGTCTCGTCCTTCGAGCCCATCACCCGTGCAGACCTGGCCCTGGTCCATACCCCAGGCTACATCGATGGCATCTTCTCTCGCGTCGTACTAAACGGCTTTGAGAACAATGACCCCCGGGTGCCTGAGGCATGCCTGTGGACCATCGGCAGCCTACTGGCCGCGGCGCGCTACGCCATCGCCAACCCTCCCATTCCCGTACTCTCGCCCACCTCTGGGTTTCACCATGCGCACGCATCGTATGGAGGGGGCTTCTGCACGTTCAACGGCCTGGCGGTGGTATCGGCCATCCTCATTCGCGAGAACCCAGGCATCAGAATAGGCATTTTGGATTGCGACATGCACACAGGCGATGGCACACAAGCCATCCTCGCCAAGCATGACGCCCTCCAAGGCCAGGTCAAGCACATCACCCAGGGCCCCTACTTTGAACCTGGTGATGATGGCAAGCAGTTCGCGATTTGGCTGACCAATCAGATCCGCAAGCTCAACGACTTTCAGCCAGACGTCGTGCTCTACCAGGCTGGTGCTGACCCACATATCAATGACCCGCTGGGCGGCCTACTTACCAGTGCGGAAATTTATCACCGTGATAAAGCCGTATTCGATGGCACCCGCGCCCCAATTTGTTTCAACCTTGCCGGTGGCTATCAGGCAAACCCAGGTGGCACCATCCACACCGACCCCGTCCTGCGCATTCACCTAGACACCATCCGCGCAGCCGAGGCCAGCATCCCTATCCGCAAACACTTTTTCAAGGAGGCCGCATGCCCATCGAAGATCCCTACCCAGACTTCGGACCCGACCCACTCCACGGCCTAACTCGCGAGCAACGCCTTGCCAGGGCTGCGGAAGATCGCAAGGCCCGCATAGTTGCGGACCTGGAGAACCTGGAGCGCGATACACCCATCCGCTCCGCCTTCCACCAGTACCTCAAGGACAACGGCTGGAACATCCACCACCAGGGCACACCGGCCCCGGGCGCTGTTTACCCCAGTTCCCATACCCAAAACCTTTGGCTGTGCTTTTTAGCCGCCACGCTCGCAGAGCGAGAAAGACTTCAATATGTCCGCAACAGCTTCCCCCACGAATAACACCTTGCCCCTGAAGATCGCGCGCTGCGTGAGCCTCAAGCTGACTCAGGAGCGCATGGCGCAAGAGCTGTGTACTTCCCTGAGAAACTATGCACGGTGGGAAAAGACGGGCGCCCCAGAGCTGGTCATGAAATACATTGCCTTGCGGGTTGAGTCGCATTCACTCATGGGCCAGTTGCTACCCGGCCCTCCAGAGCATCCTACCCAGAATGCTGACATGCTCAGCCTCACCAGGTGATAGCGACTCCTCTGGATACGCGGGGTTGTCCGACGCAATGCGCAGGCCACCATCAAACCGGCGGGCCAAGCGCTTGATGCGCACCTCGCCACCGTAGTTGATGGCGTACACCTGCATCTCCTGCAGATCCTGCTGGCCCACGTCAATCAAGACAATGTCACCGTCCTGGATAAACGGGGCCATGCTATCGCCCGTTACCCCGGCAATGCGCAGGTTCTTGCGTGAGGTCACCAGCTTCTTATTCAGCCAATTCTTGCGAAAGGCCAGGGGTGGTAGCTTGCTCTCGGCGTCTGGCACCTGGCCAGCGCCAGCAGCTAATTGCACAGACACCCGGGGCACCATGGCAAACATGCCATCCGGCAATTCAGAAGGTGTCTCCCACTCGGCCACAGAAATGGGCGCCTCGGGACCATCCGAGTCCAGGTATCCCGTTGGTAGGTGCAGCTTCTTCTCCATAGACCTGGCACTCTTTTCGCCAAAGTACCGGTCGGGTTTGAACAATAGGGAAACGTAAGCCCTCCCTACACCTAGCCGGTTGGCCAGGTCTGTGCGGCTTAGCCCGTTGTCTGCCATCCATTTCAGGAGATTCTTCCGCCGCAGCGGCGCAAGTTCAGCAGTTTCATGCATGAGGTTACTCCGATAAATTAACAGTGCTATTTACAATTTGTTGTGCGTACGGCAAAATACACACATGAAAGAATTCCGCGAATGGCTAGACGAAAACCGGGGCATGGCCACCCGACTCCACACAGCTTTAGGTATCAATGCCACCATGATTAGCAACGCTAAACATGAGCGCATCCTTATACCTACCAGCTGGATGCCCACAATCCATGACCTGTCCAAGGGTCGTCTCTCCATTGAGAAGATGGTCCGAGCCCGTAACAAGGCATCAAAACGGAAACTACCGGCGTATTCATAGTTTGCAGTCTAGCAAACATTATTGATTTTGCAACGTAGTCTTTGTGACAAATGCATTCAGGATGTGTGCGGTAGCTAACACCGTGACAAAAATCACGCTTTTGTGGAAATTCTTTCCAGGAAGGGTGCAATCTCTTCTTCGAAAGTGCGGCGTTCGTACGCCAGTGTGGCATGCGCAACCTCTGGATCTCCCGAGTAGCGCTTGTACTCCAGCTTCTCACGCATCGACTCAAGCAGCACATCTGCCAGCTCGGGCTTCTGCGCCAGAACCAGCTCCATCAGGCTCAGTGACAGGCTTGACAGCACCCCGATTCGACCGACCAGGGCTCGGTACTCAGCTCTCAAAAATTCAATCTCTTCTGCGTTCTCTTTCATAGATCGCAGTTTAACTCTGGGCAAACAATATGACACTGCAGCAGCACCCGCTTTCGGCCGCGTATCCATCCATGAGCGCGGATGAGTTTCAGTCCCTGCTCGACTCGGTCGAAGTCATCGGCATTCAGTCCCCTATCACGCTGTACGACGGCATGGTGATCGATGGCTGGCACCGCTATCGTGCTGCCACCCAGCTCGGCATGGCCTACCCGTTTGTTGAGCTCCCCGACGATGTAGACCCGCAGGACTTCGCCCGTAGCCAGGGCGCACGCCGCAACCTCACAGTGGCTCAGCGCGCCATGGCCATCGTTGCCATTTATGACTGGCACGACAGTCGCCCAAAAAGTGCACTGAGTGCACACCGTCCAAAAAAGACTAGCCAAGAGCTGGCGGATATGGAGCACGTCAGCAGACGAACCATTGACCAAGCCAAGAAGGTGGACCGCAAGGCCACACCAAAAGTCAAAGCGGCCATTGAGTCTGGCGCTATTGGCTTAGTCAAAGCCGCCCAAATCGCCCAGCTACCCAAGGATCAGCAGGACGCCGCTATCGACAAGCCTTTGACAAAGTCTGCCCCCAAGGAATATGAGACCGGTGGCGAGCCCGAAGACCACGGCCCCACCGCGGTCGAGATCCTGAGCGAAGAGAACGACCGGCTCAACTCCCGCCTGGCCGTGGCCGCCATGGAGGCTACCCCAGAGGAGCGCCAGCTGGCGGAAGAGCTCATTGCAGATCTGCGCTCCCAGGTCCGGTCACTTACGGCCGAGCTCGGTGCAGTCAAGTCTTCCCGGGATAGCTACATGCGCGAAGTGGGTGAGCTCAAAAAGCAGTGCGTCAGCAACCGCAAGCAGATCGACAAATTGCAGAAACATGCCGACACCTCCCGGTCTACGGAGGCATTTTGAATCAGGACTCAACATGTCTGAAATGGTTTTATTTGAGGACCAAAAGAACGTCCTGAATCTGGTGCGAGAAGCCTTTTTGGCGGGGCACTCTCGGGTCATGCTCTATGGGCCCACCGGATTTGGCAAGACTGAATGCGCGATCTCCATGCTCAGCGCCACTGCAGAAAAGCACAACGCCGCGGCCATGATTCTGGATCGCATCGTACTGTGCAACCAGACCAGCGCCAGGCTTGACAAGTACCACATCGACCACGGTGTTTTGCAAGCTGGCCACTGGCGCCACCGCCCCTACGAAAAGATCCAGGTCTGCAGCGCCCAGACCCTGGAGAAGCGCGGCAGCTTGCCTGGCATGAAGCTACTCATCGTGGATGAGGCCCATGCCCAGCGCAAGCAAACCACCGAGTTCATTAAAAACAACAAGGATGTGCGCGTCGTTGGCCTCTCGGCATCTCCATTTGCGGAGGGTTTGGGCAACACCTACACCAAGGTGGTGTCCGCCACTACTACTGCCAAGCTGGTAGAGGCCAAGCGCCTCACGCCTTTGCGGGTCTTCATTGCCAAGGAAGTGGATATGAGTGGTGCAAAAAAGGTAGCAGGCGAATGGTCTACCGACGAAGCTGCGAGTCGCTCCATGCAAATCACTGGTGATGTGGTTAGCGAATGGGTCAAGAAAACCACCGAGATCTTTGGTGGTCCGCGCAAGACTGTAGTGTTTTGCTCCAGCGTTGCCCATGGTGCAGACCTGGCGCAGCGCTTTGCTGAGGCGGGCTACAACTTTGTGCCGCTCAGCTACAAAGACACCGATGAATTTAAGGCAGATGCAATTGCAGATTTTGCAAAACCGGACACTGCTATTCATGGCTTGGTGGCGACCGATTTGTTAACCAAAGGATTTGATATTCCGGACCTAATGATCGGCGTCAGCGCCCGGCCGTTCAGCAAATCCTTCATGTCCCATGTGCAGCAAATGGGCCGCGTCATGCGCGCCCACCCCGGAAAAGACTTCGCAATTTGGCTTGATCACTCGGGCAACTACATCCGCTTCCAAGAAGACTGGGACGAGCTCTATCACGAGGGCGTGCACGAGCTCAAAGATGGTAAGGAAAAAGCCAAGAAGGAAAAGTCAGACGCTGAAAAAGAGCAGGCCAAGTGCCCAGCGTGCGGTGCACTGTGGATCGGCAAGGCCGACAACTGTGTGGCCTGCGGCTATCACCGACCCTTCCGAAACTTGGTAGACGAGGTGCCTGGGGAGATGGTCGAGCTCAAGGGTGCGCCATCCAAGGACACCAAGCAGAACTTTTATTCCCAACTGCTGACTGTGCAGCGCACCCAAGGCTACAGCGAGGGCTGGACGGCGCACAAGATGAAGGAAAAGTTTGGGGCCTGGCCAAGGGGCTTAGACAACGTGGCGATTCCGCTTACCAAAGAGGTTTCTGGTTGGCTCAAATCCCGCCAGATCGCCTGGGCTAAATCAAAACAGAGGGCTGCATAAATGGATTTTCAAGACTTTGCAAAATGCCACGGGCTGATCATCAACAACCTGATTATGGACGCCCGCTGGCACCGGGTGCCCACCACTGCACATCCGAAAAAAAGGAATGGAGCGTATAGGCACTGCGGTACCCACGGGCACTGTCAAGACCACGCCACCATGTTGGAGCCCGAACTGTGGACGCCTGATGAAGATCAAGTTAAACAGATCGACCACCAGGCCATAGCACGAAGAAACCAAGCTGCCAAAGAGCAGATCCGCAAAGACCAGGAGCGCGCCGCCACCAAAGCAGGCTGGCTCCTGCGCAACTGCGAGCTGCTGACCCACCCCTACCTAGCCAGCAAGGGCTTTCCGGACGAGTTTGCCAACGTCTACGACGACGAGGAAGCCGGCGACAAAAAGCTCTGCCTGCCCATGCGGATCGACGGCCGGATTGTAGGTGTCCAACTTATCTCAGACCGTGCGGGCTTTGACAAGAGATTTGTCTACGGTCAGCGCACCAGCGATGCGGTGTACGTCATCGACAACAAAGGCCCGAAGTGGTTTGTCGAGGGCTATGCCACAGGCCTCAGCGTTCGGGCTGCCCTACAGGCCCTGCGCGCCAGGTACACGCTATTTGTGTGCTTCTCTGCCAGCAACTTACTCAAGGTGGCATCGGCCCACGGCCAGGGTTTTGTGGTGGCCGATTTTGATAAGCAAACCATCCAGGCCCCAGAGCCGGGTGGCATGGGCATCAAGGTCGCCACCGAGCTGGGCCTGCCGTTCTGGTCCGCCGGTGAAGTGGGCATGGACTTTAACGACTACCACCAGAGGCACGGCTTGTTCAAAGCCTCGCAAGAACTCAAAAAACTACTGATGAAAAGGACGACATGCGTGAATGCGACAGATTCGGTGGCGAGTGGAGCGACGAAGAGATCGCCCGCTTTAGAGCCCGAGCTTACAAGCTGCTAGACGCAGGCCTTAAACCAAATGATGCAGAAGACCTGGCTGAGCGTCTCCTCTACCGGGACAGGCCCGGCTCAGGCGACGACCGGCGCATATGCATGGAGTGCACCCGGCTAAGCCAAGACGGCTACTGCCGGGCAGCGCGACAGCTCGGTGCCAGCAAAGACTACATGCCGGTGAAGACCATGCTTCAGCGGTGTGAAAAATTTCAACCACGAGGATAAGGAACGCGACTAATGGAACTCACCCTTGTAGATAAAAAACAAGCCTGGATCGCAATTAAAGAACAGCTTTTCCCGTTTCTACGCCAGGCATTTGATGACGGAAAAAAACTCATTCTGTCTATAAAGCTTGAAACCAGAACCAAGGCCCAGAACAGGCTCATGTGGCCAATTCTTACTGAATTTTCTAAGCAACTTGAGTGGCCAGTAAACGGCAAGCTGGTGTTTATGAAGCCCGATGACTGGAAGGATGTTCTAACAGCAGCCTTTAAGCGAGAAACCATACAAATGGCTATGGGTCTTGATGGTGGCTTTGTGATGCTTGGACAAAGAACAAGCCGTTTTACAAAGCAGCAATTCTCCGAGTGGATTGAATTTTTGTATGCGACAGCGGCACACCGTCGGATCATGCTTCCGAGGTGGGTTAACGAGGAGACTGGCGAGGTGATTCATGAAGCTACTTGATTTGACTGGAGTACGTTTTGGGAAGCTGGTGGTCTTCAAAAAAAGCACCAAAAAACTAGGGCGCGATGTTGCATGGGACTGCCAGTGTGATTGCGGAAACGTCAAGTCCATCCGGGGCGGCACTCTACGTAACGGCGCGTCACAATCATGCGGATGCTCGACCAGAACCGTTGGTGGTGCAGCCATAGAAAGAACTAAAACCTACATGGTTTGGGGCTCAATGCTCTCGCGGTGCACAAATCCAGCCTCTCAAGCCTTTAGCCGGTATGGCGGACGTGGAATAGTGATTGATGAAAGGTGGATGTCATTCAACAATTTTTTGAGTGACATGGGCGAAAAGCCGGAGGGCATGTCGCTTGACCGCATCGACAACAACGCTGGGTACAGCAAGAGCAACTGCCGATGGGCGGACAAAAAGACGCAAGCACGGAACCGTGAGAGCAACCGTCTGGTGGAGTATGAGGGTATTAAAAAACCAACAGCAGAGTGGTCTGAGATTTTGGGGTGGCCGCACCACGTAATCTGCAGCCGACTGCGAGAAGGCTGGACGGATGAGAAGGCGCTAACCACGCCAAGGCGCTGGAAGGGCGACTCTCAGGAAGAAATCATTTCTGCCTTGCAGGGAGCGGCTTACGCATGAAGTACCAAATGCCAACCCCGAGCGACCAGAAAAAACTCTTCGCAGCGGTCGCGTCCCTGCCTTGTCAACTATGCAGTGCGGATGGCGTGCAAGTCTCGCACTCCAACCAAAGTCGCGATGGCAAGGGAATGGGGCTGAAGTCGTTCCCTTGGCGTGTGGCAGCCATCTGCCCACATTGCCATGTAGAAATCGACAGCGGCAAAAACCTGTCGCGCGCCGAGCGCATCGAGCGCTGGGAAGAGGCGCATCGCAAAACCATGGGCGAGCTCTTTGGTCGCGGACTTGTTCGCCCAGCCTGATCGTTTTTCTTCGCCCAAAATGTCTAGTACTGCTTGACATTTTGTTTGCTGTCCAGTAAACTATCATTTCATTAGGAGGTTCATTATGAACGCACTTGTTTCAGCCGAATCGCGTGAGGTAGCTGCCACGCAAAACGCCGTAGTTGCGGCGGGTCCGATGGCCAATGCTATTGCCGCGCTGCAGGCGGGCATGACCATTGAAAGCCTGCGCGGCATCATGGAATTGCAGAAAGATTGGGAGAGTAATGAAGCCAGGAAGGCCTACGTGTCCGACATGGCCGCCTTCAAGCTGCACCCTCCCCAGATCCTGAAGGAAAAACTGGTTGGCTACGCAAATCGTGATGGCTCCATCACGGGCTACTTTCACGCCACCCTGGGCGCAGTGGTGGAGGCCATAGTTTCCGAGTTGGCGAAGCACGGCTTCTCTCACAACTGGGAGACCAAGCAGTCCGGCGGACAAATCACCGTCAGCTGCAAGATCACGCACCGACTTGGCCACAGCGAGTCCACCACCATGGAGGCTGGTGCCGACGTGTCTGGCAAAAAGAACGCCATCCAGTCGGTGGCCTCGTCCATCACCTACCTGAGCCGCTACACCCTGCTCGCAGCCACTGGCCTGGCCGCTGTAGATATGCCCGACGACGACGGCGCTGGATACGACCAGCCCGAGGCGCAGAGCCCTGCCCAGGCAGCGCCGCGCCAAGAGCAACCCCAGGCACCCGGCCTGCCGCCATACCCCGATGACAAGTTCGCCCAGAACCTGCCCACCTGGTCGGCCATGGTCCAGGAAGGCGGTACCACACCAGAGCGCGTCATCTCGATGGTTGGCTCACGCGCCACGCTCAGCCCGGCGCAGATCAACCGTATCAAGCAACTCACTCAACTCACTCAATAGGAGACGTCATGCAAGTACTCAACCTGATCCAAGGCAGCGAAGCCTGGCACGCTGCCCGCAACGACACCACCGTGGTGGGCACCGCCTCCGAGGCGCCCGCCATGATGGGCGCCAGCAAATACCAGACCCGGGATGAGCTTCTCAAAGTCAAGGCCACCGGCATCAAGCCAGAGGTCGACAGCTACAAGCAAAAGATCTTCGACTCCGGCCATGCAGCAGAAGCCAAGGCGCGCCCCATCGTGGAAGCCATGCTGGGCGAAGAGCTCTACCCAGTCACCTGTATCAACACGGTCGATGGCATCAAGCTCCTGGCGTCGCTGGATGGCTTGACCATGGACCAGAAACTGATCTGGGAAAACAAGATCCTAAATGGCAGCCTGGCTGCAGACGTCAAGACCAACGACCTGGGCCCGCACTACTACTGGCAGCTGGAACATCAGCTGGCGGTGACTGGGGCAGACCTCGTGTACTTCACCACCTCCGATGGCACGGAAGACCAAACCTACGGATGCGACTACAAGTCAGTTCCCGAGCGCCGCGAGCGTCTCATTGCAGGTTGGAAGCAGTTTGCTCAAGACCTGGCCGCCTATGCACCACAGGCCGAGGTAGTTAAAGTCGTTGGACACGCACCAGAATCTCTGCCAGCCTTACGCGTTGAGGTTGCCGGGATGGTGACGGCCAGCAACATCGCCGAGTTCAAGGCTACTGCGCTTGGCGCTATCCAGTCAGTTAATCTTGACCCGAAAACTGACCAGGATTTTGCTGACAACACCAAGGCTATCAAGTGGTGCTCCGAGATTGAAAGCCGGGTCAAGGCCGCAAAAGCTAATGCGCAGGCGCAGACTACAGACATTAACGAGCTCTACCTTGCCCTGGACGAGATTGCGACGGAAGCTCGTAAGAAGCGGCTGGCTCTTGAAGCAGCGGACAGCAAAAACAAAAAGACGATTAAGGACGAGATCGTAAGTAACGCCCTGGCCAGTCTGATCGCGCATTGCAACGCACTGAACCACAAGCTGGGGCGTCCGTTGATGCCCGTCATTCCGTCCGACTTCGAGGAGGCAATCAAAGGCAAGCGCAGCGTGGAGACGCAGAACGCCGCCGCCAACAATGAGCTGGCCCGCGCCAAGGTCGAGGCCTCCCTGATGTATGGCCGCATTGCCGCCAACATCGCCCTGCCAGAGATCACGGAGTACCCCTTCTTGTTCAACGACCTGGCCGCCATCTGCACCAAGCCGGCTGAAGACTTCGCTGCCGCGGTACGCCTGCGGGTTGGTGATCACCTGGCCGCTGAAGAGGCTCGCCTCGATCGTGAGCGCGAGACCATCCGTAAGGAAGAGCTGGCCAAGATCGAAGCAGCAGCTGCCGCCAAGGTGGTGCCGGTCGAGATCCCTGTATCCAATGCACCCACAGTGCTGGTGATCGATGAAGCGCACACCGTGATATCCCGTGCGCCTGTGATTGGCTTGACTGCCACCCCTTTGCTACAGGACACAAGCCACCCCACAGATGACCAAATCGTCCAGGCCTTGTGCCGGGTCTATGGCGCTGACCGCCGCACCGTTGTCGCCTGGTTGTGCGGCATGAACCTCCAGGCCCTTCAACTGGCCGCTTAATTTTCCTCAACTCTGAAAGACAAACATGAAAGCACAAGGACTTGCCCGCATCGGGCGCGACGCTGAGGTTCGCTACCTCCCCAAGGGTGATGCCGTTATCAACCTATCTTTGGCGTTTACCTACGGCCGCAAGGGCGAAGACGGCAAACGTCCCACTCAATGGGTAGAGGGATCAATGTTCGGCCAGCGCGCAGAGACCCTGGCACCATTCCTTCTGAAGGGCTTGCAAGTGGTGGCTTACCTTGAAGACATCCACATCGAGACCTACGAAGGTAAGAACGGCACCGGCACCAAGCTGGTGGGGCGCGTGACCGATGTCGAGCTGATCTCCAGTGGCCAACGCAACGACGGCGACCAGGGTGCCGCGCACCAGGGTGGATATGCGCAACAGCCCCAGCGCCAAGCCGCACCACAGGGCAACCAGCAGCAGCGCCAACCACAGCCTCAGCGCCAGCAGCCGCCACCGCGTCAAGCGGCGCCGCGCCCAGCCAGCGGCTTTGATGACATGGATGACGATATTCCGTTCTGATTTACGGGGCGGCACGCCGAGTGGATTGCACCTGCGACACCTTGCAAAAAGCCTCGGTGTTCGTTAGCAGAGCTGACTACAGGAACCACCACACGCCGGGACAACAAATCCAGCCGCCCCACCCATTACCGCCTCAATCAACCAAGGAAACCCATGAAATTCTCAAGCATCTCGCGCCTCTCTGTAATCTTTGCAGCCGCTCTCGTGGTGACTGCTTGCAGTAAACAGGAGGTCTCGTTCGACACCCTGGAAACCAACCGGGCCAACGCAAAAGCCAACGCCGAGTACAACAGCCAGGCATTCCGTGCGAGCAACTCGACCTATGCAAACTTCGCGCTTGAGGTCCAGGGCGATTCGACTCAGTCGCCAACCTGTCCTCAAGGTGATGGCTGGGCCAGCGCTAAGCTGGTGGATCGTGCGAACCCCAATACCAAGGTGGCACTCAAGTGCTCCACGGTATCAGGCACGGTTGGCTGTATGACGCAAGCTGACTTCCAGACCAAGCCTTATGCATCGGACGACGGCGCCTGTCAGTCAGTGAGCAAAGTGCCCATGCCTATCCCAAAAATTGCGAAGTGATCGTCATCAACACCCTGCTCCTGATAGGAGCTAGTGCCTGGTCGGTAGCCATGCTTTATGCGGGCTACCGGCTTTGCAAGTACCTACAACTCAACCAGAAATCCTAACCATGTTTCAAACCCTCTCCCTTCACCGCTACACCTTACCCATTCCACAAAAAGCAGAGTGGGTGTTGCAGGCCTTCGAGCCCTGCGGCCCCACGCAAAAACAATCCGTCGGCTGGGTTCCGCCGCGCGGCCATGCATACGGCCCTTTGATGGAGACGATAGGCGGCCATCAAATTCTGAAGCTCGTGATAGAGACCAAGAAGGTGCCATCTGATGTGCTCAAGCGCAAACTGGAAGAGCGCGTGGCGGCCATTGAACAGACCACCGGCCGCAAGCCAGGCAAGAAGGAAAGGCGCGAGCTGTCCGAAGAAGTCCTGCTGGATCTCTTGCCTATGGCATTTGCCACCCGCAGCTCGGTGATGGTGTGGTTTGATCCGATGGCAGGCATCTTGGCACTGGATGCCACGGGTTCCAAGGCGGACTTGGCCCTGACCGCATTGGCCCCAGCATTTGAAGACCTGGCCGTCTTCCCGCTGAGCACCGTGCAGTCGCCAGTGACAGCCATGACTAACTGGCTACTCTCTGATGAGTACCCAGTGGGCTTTAGCGCAGACCGTGCTTGCGTGCTCAAGGCTGGCGACGAGTCCAAGGCCACGGTCAAGTACAGCAATCACGATGTGGACATTGCCGAGGTGCGAGCACACATCCAGCAGGGCAAGTTGCCAGTTAGCCTGGCCTTGACTTGGGACAACAAGGTGTCCTTCGTGCTCACCGATACCGGCGTACTGCAGAAGGTCACCTTGCTCGATGTCGAAGCCGACGGTGAGCATGCAGACGCCTTCGATGCCGATGTCATCCTCACCACAGAAACCCTGCGCCTCATGACCTACCACCTCATTGAAGCACTCGGCGGAGAAGTCAAGATTGATCAACCCAAGGCGGCATCATGAACATTGCACTCACCCCCTGTAAAAGCTCGAACATTCAGGCCACGGGTTACGACCCAGCAACCAACACCCTGGCTGTGCAGTTCAAGCATGGCAAGAAGGTTTACCACTACTCCGATGTTCCGGGCGATCTCCATAAAGAGCTGCACAAAGCCGAGTCCATTGGCAAGTTCATCGGCGCCAAAGTCGTCGGCAAATTCAAACACACCACCATTGACCTGAAAGAAAAATCATGAACGGACAAAAAGCCCGCGCATTCCGCCGCCAAGACGCGAATCGCGCTACACCCCAGGACCGCGTCATCATTGCGCGCGCCTACGCTGCCGCCATCGAGCGCTCCAAGATCAAGCCCAAGTTCAAGGTGCAGCGCAAGCGCACCCCGGGTGCTTACACCACACCGAGCTGGCCGTGGACCGTGGACCAGGGCAAGCAGTCGCGCCCCGTCATCGTGATGCGCCCTATCCGTGCACTTAGTGCACGCCTCATGTCCGAAGTAATTCCTGACGCCGATGGTGTTCGCAAGGTTCCGGCGCGCTATGTGGAAATCATTCGCTCCATGCTTAACGCACCCAAGCACATCATCGATGCTGCGGCCTTGAGCTACTAGCCGCCCGGCACCCTATTAAAAAAGACGCAACACCAGCGTCTTTTTTTGTTGACTTATTGTTTGCTGTACGGCATAATATAAGTTCACTTTGTTTATTGCTTTAACCACAACCAACCAGGAATTTTATGGCCACCAAAACCCGCCTCTATCGCGTGAAGTCCAGCACCAAAACCCATCTCGTGGAGGCCACATCGCCACGCTCTGCCATCGCCTACCTGGCCCGCAATGAGTTCAAGGCTGACATCCCCGTTCAGCACGAGATCTTTGCCATGGCCAAGGCCGGGATTGAAATCGAGCTCGCAACCGATGAACCCATAAGCGACGAGACCCGCAATGCTGTAGCGCAGACGGACTTGGTGGTGGAGAGCGCTGAGCCTGAAGTGCGTGCACTTGAAACCGAGCCCGCCTAAGCCATGTCGGATGACCTTGCTGTGATGCATGGGCGTCTCAAAGAGATGCTCAAGCGTTCGCCCTCCAGGATCAATAACGCCGGCATCAAAGCCACGCGCGAATTTATGGAGTGGCACAAGAAGGCCAGCCGCATCGCCAACACGGCCCATCCGTCACGCGAGAAGCTCACCTCTATTTTCAACGAAGCACGACAACACTACGCATGAACGATATCGCCAGTCCCATTGTTACCGTGGAGCGCAGCGTCCTGGCGCTGCTGCACCGCATCGGCGCGCAGACTCGCACAGAACTGCACTCCACCGTCACCGGAATGAACAAGGCCACCATCACCAAGCTCATTGAGCGCGGCCTGGTTCGCCATGACAAAGCCGACTCAGAGCGTATCTCCATCACGGGTGCCGGTCTGCGTTCCATAGGCGCAGCATCCACCAAGGTGCCGCTCAAACCCAAAGCCAAGGAGAAATCCCAGTGGTACCAGGGGGAAGAGCTACTCCCATTCGATGGCCGCCCGGGGGCGATGGATGCATTCGCACTCCCCAGTCGCCGGTCGGATGGCTTGCACTATCCCAGTGGCCGTGTCCACACAGCAGGCTCATCGTCATGAAAGATTACCAAGCCGGGGGCCCGACCTATTTCTACCCTGGAGCCGGAGACCCAGAGCCCAGCCGGGGCGCCAAAGTAATCATCTTGACCGAAGGCTGTATCGCAACTACGGGCCCATGGAACCAGGAGCACTGCTTAGGCTGGGCACCACTCCCCAAGCGAAGCCGAGAAATCGAAGACCAGATCCTGGCTGATCGCTCTTTAAAGAAACAAATTCCAACTAGGAGATCAACATGATCGATCAAATAACAGAGTGGCACCGCCGTGCCAGGCCCAACCCAACCCATGTAAATCTAGGGGTTCAAATTGGCGTGCATTTCGAGGAGTGTGGAGAGATGCTCGAAGCACTCGCCATGAACGACGCCCGCATATCCAATGCATTGGCAGCCGTTAAATCACTAGCCTATGCACTCAAGTCCGGAGAGATTCGCCCACTGATTGCCGACCGCAACGAGCTGCTGGACAGCCTGGCCGATCAGATCGTGACTGCGGCCGGCGTGGGCCACTGTGCCGGCATGGATGTGACCGAGGCCTGTGCCCGCGTCAATGCATCCAATTGGTCCAAGTTTGTGGATGGTCAGCCAGTCTTCACACCAACCGGAAAGATTGACAAAGGCCCCGACTATGTCAAGCCAGATCTCACGGGGTTGTACTGATATGACCGATACACTGGTGACCTCTCGGTTCGTCACCATCGAGCTCGCCACCCAGGTCACAGGCCTGTCGGTGGCGGGCATCCGCGGAAAGATCCGCCGCGCCCAGTGGGTCGATGGTAAGCACTACCGCAAGGGCCC